ACGCCGGCACTACCATAATGACTTATAAAGTTCAATCTATTAACAACGTAACAGGCGTTAAATCAATCCTATTGCAACAACCATTTTTGTCTCTTTATTTAATACAAAGGGCATCTGACCCATTTGTGTACGCAGAAAAAACTGACATTCAATGGCAACTAAGCACTAATACAGGAACAGTTGCGGCAGGTATGATTATTGCTGGTAAATTAATTAGAAATTCTTTGCAAGGAACATAATGTGGCTACTAAGAAGAAAGGACCCTCACTTGCAATTGGAAGAGGCGAAAAACTCCCGGTTTCTAAAGGGGCTGGACTTACTGCTAAAGGTCGTGCAAAATATAATGCAGCGACTGGGTCGAACTTAAAAGCCCCACAGCCTGAAGGTGGACCACGTAAGAAGTCGTTTTGTGCAAGAATGAGCGGAATGCCCGGACCAATGAAAGACGAGAACGGCAAACCAACACGAAAAGCTGCTAGTCTTAAAAGGTGGAAATGTTGATGAGCGATACTAACCCAGAAATTGTAACAGCAAGAGAGCTTGCTACTCATGCATCAGAAATTAAACATCTTCAAGACGATATGGATAAACTTGTTAGCGATATGGAAGAAATAAAAAAAGCTATTGTTGAAATACAAAAAACTTTGTCCGAAGCAAAAGGCGGTTGGAGAATGTTATTAGCTGTAGGCGGCGCTGCCGGTCTTGTAGGTAGTGGGGTAACGTGGTTAATAGGTCATTGGAAATAATATGCCGAGCACAAGTAAAAAGCAACACAATTTTATGGCGGCAATAGCCCACAATCCGGGTTTTGCTAAGAAGGTAGGGGTCCCACAGTCGGTGGGTAAAGATTTTAACGATGCCGATAAAGGCAAAACATTTAAACAAGGTGGAACAATGGCTACTAAGAAAAAGATGGACCCAAAAATGATGGCTGCATTAATGTCAGCTAGACAGCCTAAAATGCCTATGGCTGATGCAGCGGCTCCTGCTCCTATGGCTGCACCCGGCGGTATGGGTGGCATGGGCGGAATGAAAAAAGGCGGAATGCCTATGAAGAAAATGGCTGGTGGTGGCATGGCTAAAGAAGATAGTAAAATGGATAAAGCCCAAGACAAGGCTATGATTAAAAAAGCTTTTGGTATGCATGATAAGCAAGAACACAAAGGCGGTAAAGGTACAGATTTAGCTAAGCTTAAAAAAGGCGGAATGGCTATGAAGAAAATAGCTATGGGCGGCAAAACTAGCCAATTATCTAAAGCTAACGGCGTTGCGTCTAAAGGTAAAACTAAAGGCACAATGGTTAAAATGTCTAAAGGTGGAAGGTCTTGTTAATATGAAACGCCCGATAAAGAAGACTAAGCGGTTTGATAGTGGTGGAGCTACCTACGAAGGAGACGACCCAATTGTTAAATATCGCATGGGAAAATCAAGCGAATCGGAAACGTATGATGCTATGGGGCAAAAAGATTTAGCGGATGCAGCTAGAGCTAAAGAAACCCCTAAAGAAACTCCTAAAAAAACAACAGAAGTTGCGCCGGCTGTAGAAAAAGAATCATTTGAGTCTGGATTTACGCCAACAGAAGATTTAAACCCCAAAGCAAAAGTTAAACCTAAATCAGTAGTTAGAGCAGCTGCGCCTAAAGTTAATGAACCTGAAACTAAAGAAGAAACTAAAACTAAAGAAGAAGCTGGGTCTTACGCTGAACTTAAAAAATCTATACCTACAGCACCTAAAAACTATAAACCTCCTATCGTTAGCGAAACATACTCATACAGAATGCCGGGAACTAATGGTACATTTGAAGAAAGAAAAAATGTATCTCCTGAAATAGATTCAGAAGCATACAGAAAAAAAACTTTTAGGGATAGAAACATTGATATTATACGTAATAGAGATACAAAAAGAGCCAATGAAAAACTAGACGCAGCAAACAAAAAAAGAAAAGAAGAAGCAGAAGGAAAAGCAAAAGGCGGCAAAATTAAAAAAATGGCTAAGGGTGGTACAGTAAAACGTTCATCAGCATCTAAACGTGCCGATGGTTGTGCTATTCGTGGAAAAACAAGGGCGTAATTATGGCTACTAAACAAGAACAAGGGTCTTTTGATTTTGGAGACACTAAAGAAATAAATACTAAACACCAAGCTGAACTATCTAAGCAAATGATTAAAGACCTTGCAGAGAAAAAAATAGATATGGAAGAGTTTAGAGAGCGGGCTAAAAATTTAACTGTAGGAAAATCTGGTAAAGAAGCTCAAGAAGCTAAAACATCAGGACTTTCTAAAAGTACAGGTAAAGGCGGCGGTTCTGGTGGAGCTGGTAGCTTTGAAGACCCAATGAAAAAAGGTTTTACAAATAAAATGCCTTCAATGAAAAAAGGCGGTAAAGTGTCTTCCGCATCTAGTCGTGCAGATGGATGTTGCGTAAAAGGCAAAACTAAAGGTACTATGGTTATGTGCGGTGGTGGCATGGCAAAGGGTAAAAAATGAAAGCCTCTCGTGGTATGGGCGATATTAACCCATCTAAAATGCCCGGTAAAAAAGTTATCAAGCGTAAAGATAACCCTAATGATGTTGATTTATTTGCTGAAGGTGGACATGTTAACGAAGCCGGTAATTACACTAAGCCTGAGTTAAGAAAACGTATTGTCTCCCAAGTAAAATCCGCTGCTGTACAGGGTACAGGCGCAGGTCAGTGGTCAGCACGTAAAGCGCAATTGGTAGCAAAACGTTATAAAACATCGGGTGGTGGCTATAAATGAGTGGATTAGCTAAATCTCAAAAGTCTTTAAAAGCTTGGGGTGAACAGAAATGGACTACAAAATCAGGTAAAAAATCCTCTGAAACTGGAGAGCGGTATTTACCAGAGAAAGCAATAAAATCATTAAGCTCTAAAGAATATGCAGCAACTACCAAAGCTAAACGTGAAGGTAAAGCAAAAGGTAAACAGTTTGTAGCACAACCGAAAAGTATTAAAGAAAAAACTAAATCTTTTAGAAAAATATAAAAATGGCGTACACATCAGGAACCAGCGTTTTTAACGTAGACCTTACCGAGTTAGTCGAGGAGGCTTTTGAGCGCTGTGGTTCACAGCTACGTTCTGGTTATGATTTACGTACTGCACGTAGGTCAATTAATTTAATGACAACAGACTGGGCAAACAGAGGGATTAATCTTTGGACTGTTGAAGAAGTAAGTCTTCAATTAACTACTAATTTAGGGGTTTACCCTGTATCGGTAGACACAGTTGATATTCTTGACCTTGCAACCCGTACAAGCAATGCCAGCACGTCTAATCAAACCGACATTAATCTTAGCCGCATATCTGAACCTACCTACGCTACTATACCTAACAAATTAACTACAGGAAGACCTATACAAGTCTACTTCAATAGACAGTCGGGCAATAGTGATGTATCTGAGTATTTGTTAAAAACAAGCATTACTGCAACTGATACAACCATTACGTTAGAAACCGCAACAAATGCGGACATTACGAATTTAGATTTGCGTTCTACAGGGTTTATTCAGATTGGTTCTGAGACTATTACATATACCAATATCGTTGGCAATCAACTTCAAAACTGCTGGAGAGGTCAAAACAACACAGTAGCAGCCGCACACACGGCGGGCGATGCAATTACTGTTCAATACTTACCATGTTTAAATATCTGGCCCACCCCTGATGGTGGTGGAGGTCCTTACACATTGGTTTATTGGCGTATGCGTAGGCTTCAAGACGCAGGAACTGGTGTTAACGTACAAGACATTCCATTTAGATTTATAAATTGTTTTGTGGCTGGCTTATCAGCTATGCTGAGTATTAAGATTCAAGGGACAGACCCAGCAAGAATTATGTTTTTACAACAAGAATATGACAAACAGTTTGAATTAGCATCAACAGAAGATAGAGAAACAGCGCCGATTAGGTTTGTTCCACGTAATTTATTTTATTCGAGGTAGAAAATATGAGTGATTTATTAAAATATGGTGCATTTGGTATCGCACAAAAAGCAATAGATAAACTTACAGATACAAGCGACACCGACGCAAGAATGGCTTCGTTAGAAAAAAACAATGAAGACTACAAAAAACAACTTGCTGCAATGCAACAAGCAAATGCTGGGCAAACCAAAATGAAAAAAGGCGGCAAAGTTAAATCAGCTTCTGCTCGTGCTGATGGCTGCTGTGTAAAGGGTAAGACTCGTGCCTAGTAATTTTGCTTCCGGCAAACACTCGATTGCCGAGTGTGACCGTTGTGGTCAACGGTATAAGCTTAAAGATTTAAAAAAATTGACGATTAAGACCAAACAGGTCAGTATTAAAGTATGTAAAGAGTGTTGGGAACCAGACCAGCCGC